CAAAGCCGGAGGAAATGCAATAGTTCCTCAAGTAGTTTACCAAATATTTAAAACAATCGAACAATATGAGAGAATCACTAATACAAGGCGCGATCCGCGCTCACCTCATCAATGAGGGATGGTTTGTAGTTAAGCTTATCAATACCTCAAAGCCAGGGATGCCTGACCTTATGGCACTAAAAGATGGCAAAGTAATATTCTTTGAGGTTAAGACCGATAAAGGCCGAGTGAGCAAACTACAGGAGCATCACATTGAAGGATTGAACACGATGGGTGTTCCGGCTCATGTCGTTAGGTCAGTTAGTCAAGTTAAAGACATACTTTCGCAACTATAAACTTTTTACTTAATGAACTACTTAGACTTAGGCATTAATGCTATTGCCGTTAATGATAAAAAACAATCACTTTACCCTTGGAAAGAATACCAGACACGACAAATAACAAAAGAGGAGTTCGACAAGCAAATGTCCGACCCACGAGCCAAAGGGATGGCTATTATTTGTGGTGGTGTCTCCTCAAACCTTGAGGTCATTGACATAGACACTAAATACGAGACCTACCCTCTTTGGGAGGAGATACAAAAGGCAATCCCTCAAGACATCTACAAAAAGCTTCATATTGTCAACACCAAATCAAATGGTAAGCACTTATATTATCGTTGCGAATGCATACAAGGAAACCAAAAGTTGGCTCTTCGCCATGCCACTCCGGAAGAGTTAACACAAAACCCTCACAATAAGACTTATTGCATCATTGAGACTCGTGGTGAGGGTGGCTACGTTGTAGCACCCCCAAGTGAAGGGTACACCATCTTGCAAGAGGGTATTAATGTGCTTAGTGTAGAGGAAAGAATGCAACTATTTGAGGTTATGGGTGCATTTAATGAGGTTATTGATGAGGTGGTAATCGAAGCACACCATAGGCCAAGCACTAAAGATTATGGAGTCTCACCTTTTGATGACTATAACAAAAGAGGGGATTTGCGAGGGTTATTAGAAGGGTATGGTTGGGAAATAGTTAAAAGCAATAGTGAGAGGGATTATTACCTACGCCCTGGTGGCACATCCTCTCACTCCGGCTCATTTAATAAGTCTCTTGGTCTATTTTCCGTGTTCTCTACCAATACACCTTTTGAGCCAAATAAAGGCTATAAATTGGCTCATGTCTTCACCATATTGGAGTGTAATGGAGATTGGAAAAAGAGCGCTAAAAAGCTACTCGAAAATGGCTATGGTGAGAAGCGTATCAACTTCGGTGATAAACTTGAAAAAGAGTTATTTGAGAAAAAAAAGGATGGTGCTACCAATGATGACTTAATTACCATTTTGGTAAAAAAATATGATAAAGACCTCACCAACGCTAAAGAGATAGTTGATGACCTTGAACAAAGGTGGGGGGACAAGATTTGTACCTTTTGGGACATTGATAAGAATGGTAACCCACAAATTAGTAAGTACAAACTTCAAATATTCCTAACCGAGCAAGGAGGATTTAGGCTTTATTTCTACGATAAACAATCCACCTCTTATAGGTTGGTTAGAATAAAAGATGGTTTTGTTGAGGAGGCATCAAGTGAACAAGTAAAAAAGTTTATTAAGGACTATATTGATAGACTCCCAGATAGCTTTGATGGCGGTATCACCCCACAAGATTTGTTGGAGTTGGTCTATAAAAATGCCATCTCGCTATTTAGTGATGCCTTTTTTGAGTTTTTTACTCGTGCAGATATTGACTTTCTAAAAGACACCAAAGACATTGCTTTTTTTCCATTTATCAATGGAGTGGTACAAATTACCAAAAATGATATAAAACTTGTTACCTATGGCGAATTAGGTAAGGTTATTTGGAAAACACAAGTTATCAACCACTTTATTCATGTGGATCAAGATGGTATTGACCCAGAGAGTATTGAATATTTTAGGTTTCTAAAGCGTATTAGTGGAGATACACCCGAGAAGTATATGTACGCTCTTAGCCTTATCGGTTACCTTTTGCACCAATACAAAGACCCCGCAAGACCATTCGCCGTAATTTTAGCCGAGGAGACCGACAATGAGGAGAAAGGAGGAGGTACCGGAAAGGGTATTTTTGTCAAAGCTCTTAGTTACATAGTCAAAACCATCCGAGTTGATGGTAAGAACTTTAAGGTTGACAAAAACTTTGCCTTCCAACGGGTTGACCTTGACACTCGAATAGTAGCCATAGAGGATACTCGTAAAAAGGTAGATTTTGAGGGATTTTATAGCATTATAACCGAAGGTATAACCGTAGAGAAAAAGAACAAGGATGAGCTCTTTATACCCTATAAGGACTCTCCTAAGATACTTTTTACCACTAACTACTCTATCCCACAAAATGGTATCCATGCCAAAAGGAGACAAAGAGTCTTTGAGTTTGCCCCATACTTTGGTGCAACCAAGACCCCAGAGGATGAGTTTGGACATAAACTTTTTGATGATTGGGATAAAGATGAATGGAATAGGTTTTATAACCTCTTATTCTTCTCTTTAAGCGACTATTTGGCTAATGGTGTAGTCAATATACCATTTAGTGAAAAGATGGCAAGGAAAGCCCTTAAAAATCAGTTTGGTGATGAGTTCGTAGAACACTTTGAGGAAATCATCAAAAATGGTGATTGGGTGAGTATAGACCAATTGCATCAAGAGTTCTTAAATATGTATGGAATGGATAAAAAAGACTATACCAGAATACGGTACAAGAGGGGAATTAAAAGTGGTACAGAATTGTATGGAATTGAGTATTTGGAACAAAAACATCAGGTTGAGAGAGGTAAAATAGCTATAAGATTTAGTAGTTTACCCTTAGATTTTTGATTTTGTACTACTTTGTACCACTTTTGTACCACTTTTGTACCATTTTGCTTTTTTTATTACTTATTGATTTATAATACTTTATAATCCTTGTACCACTTGTACCATATTTTTTACATATTTTGAAGTGAAAAAGTTAAAAAGGTAAAAAATAGAGGTGGGGGGGGAAGAAAGAAAAAGATGAAAAACATGGAACAGCTTAAAATGTTATTAGGAATTTGTGCCGAGGTCATGGATACCACACCGGAGAAAATTATCGGTAAAGAGAGATTCAGAAAGACCGTAGTAGCAAGACAAATCTATTGCTATATTTCAAGGAGGTTTTTGAACTATAATTTGGGTGAGATAGGTAAGTCCATAAACAAAGACCATACCACCGTGATACACTCAACGAGATTCGTGGCTAATATGCTTGAGATGGATGACCCAATAATATCCATCCCTTATGGTAAAATAATGGAAAAACTAAAAGAGAACAACTACACCGAAATAAAGCTCTCAATAATGGTCAACGACATTATTAATCCAAACATAATAATAAACGATATCCAAAATAGATATGATTGCATCATAACTCCGATTTATTAACAAACCATGTTAATTGAGTTAGTTGATGTAATAAAAACATTTAATTTTACTATATGCAAAAGAAAGGCTTTTACTTTAGGCAGAACGAGAGAGATGGCTCTCTCATGCTTAATGTGAATGTAGGCGATTTTAAGGCGTTTTTAGACACCTTGCCTAATAAGGATGGGTGGGTAAAGCTTAGGATATTTGAGCGCGATAAAAAGGACGAGAAGGGCTTTACGCACAATATGGAGGTGATACATCAACACTAAAGGCTTTTTTAACCAAATTTTATCAAGATGGCAGGATGGGGTGGACCAAGACCAGGGTCGGGAAGGCCAAGGAGAAAATCGGAGGAGGAGTTGCTTGAGAGGTTAAGTCCTCTTGAGCCTTTGTGGTATGAGGCAATGGAGGCTAATTTGAAGAAAAGAGATATGAAGGCCGTGGAATTATACACTAAGTATTTTTTCGGTGAGCCAGTAAAAAGAGTTGAGTCTAAAATTGAAGGCAGCATTAGTGGACTGACCGTAGAGGTTATAAATGGACTGAAAAATGATGAGGCCAAAAATACAGACATCCAAGGTCTTTGACATACTGCGTACAAGTGATAAGAGGATAACCGTGATGCAAGGTGGTAGCCGTTCGGGCAAAACCTACAACATTATCCTTTGGTTCATAGTCAAATTGCTCCAAGAAAGGGGGCAAACTTTGTCTATTGTAAGGCAAAGCTTACCATCTATCAAAGGGTCGGTGTTGCGTGATTTTATCGAAATATTACTAAAATTGGGCATCTATTCGGAGGATAACCATAATAAGACCGAGCAAACTTACAACCTAAATGGCAACTTGGTTGAGTTCGTGAGCGTTGATCAGCCACACAAGATAAGGGGTCGTAAGAGGCAATACCTATTCATGAACGAATGTACCGAGATGTCTTATGAGGCATGGGTGCAGCTCACTATGAGGACAGAAAGTAAGATTATCTTGGACTATAACCCATCGGATGAGTACCATTGGGTATTTGATAAGGTGATACCTCGTGATGATGCCGACTTTTACATAACGACATATAAAGACAATCCTTTTCTACCAAAAGAGTTGGTTGAAGAGATTGAGAGGCTAAAGGATGCCGATGAGAATTACTGGTTAATCTATGGCCTTGGTCAAAAGGGCAACTTACACGACACCATTTACACTCATTGGCGTTATTGCCATGACTTGCCACAAGGTGAGGTTGTTTATGGCTTAGATTTTGGTTTTAACAATCCATCTGCCATGACCAAAGTGGTTTTTTATGAGGGAGGTATTTATGTTGATGAGGTTATTTACGAGACAAAGCTAACGACTAACGACTTGGTTGAGAAGGTTAAGAGTTTAGGGATATCTCAATATGATGAGATTTTTTGCGATAGTGCAGAGCCTAAAACCATTGAGGAGCTTTGTCGTTGTGGTCTAAATGCCAAACCAAGCAACAAGGATGTTACCGAAGGTATTAAGAAGATTAAAAGTGTGCCGATGTATGTGACGGAGAAAAGTCATAACTTAGTGAAGGAATTAAGAAACTATAAATGGAAAACGGATAGGAATGGCAAGAAGTTGGATGAGCCAGTTAAGTTTAATGACCACCTTTGCGACTCTCTTAGATACGCAGTATTTACGAAATTAAATGCGCCTCAACTAACTTGGGGCATGATATAATATGGGAATCATAGATAGGTTTGTAGAGGGTTACATGAAGCGTAAGGGTTTAAATCCTTATCCCGTTAACCAACCAAAGATACAAGGCATTAATAACTCCGTCCTTCAGCAATATGGTGCCGATAGTTATGTCGCGGAAGGATACTTGAGTAATAGCGATGTTTACGCTATTGTATCCTTTTTGGCAAGGAAGGCGGCTTCTATTCCTTGGTATGTGTATAAGATGAAACCAGGGGAGAAGGCACAAACATCTTTGCACCAATACAAGCAACTAACTAAAGGTTTACAACATAAGGGCGCTTACGAACAAGCTTTGCTTAGGCGTAAGAATGCATACGAAGAGAACATGGTGACTAACTCACCTCTTGCTAAACTTTTGGAACAACCTAACCCACAACAAGCACAAGACCAATTTTTTGAGAATCTATATGGTTATCGTATATTATCTGGAGAAGGGGACATATATGGAAATGACGGTGGAGTTGAGGGAGGAAAGTTCGTTGAGCTTAACGTATTACCAACCCAGTTCTTGGACATTTACCCCGACCCAAAGGATTTGTATGGAATATTGGGTTACAAGTTGATGGTTGGAGCGGGTATTGATCTACCAAAAGATGTGGTGTGCCAATGGAAGAGTTGGAACCCAGAGTTTAACGCCGACACAAGGACACACTTGAGGGGCTTGTCACCATTGAGGCCAGGTTGGAAGTTATTGAGGATGAGCAATAATGCCGCCGATGCGAGTGCCGCCATGACCGCCAATGGAGGAGCTAAAGGTGCTATTGTGCCTAAAGCCATTAATAATTCTATCCCAACCTTGACACCGGAACAAGCCTCTTTGGTGCAAAGGATGGTCAATGATAGGGTTAATAACAAAGACCAAAAGGGTGCTATTGGTGTTTTCCAAACTCCTTGGGATTATTTAAACTTTGGTTTGAGTAGTGTGGATATGGAGTTGGTTAAGACAATGCAGATGACCCTTCACCAATGGTGTAGATTGTTTGGTTTGCCAGTTGTCTTGTTTGACACGGATAGCAGCTCATATAATAACTATTCAAATGCAATGAGGGATTTGGTTACAAATACCATCATGCCTCTCAATTGTCAATTGAGGGATGAGTTGAACAAGTGGTTAGTGCCAAGGTTTGGTGAGGATGTTTATATAGACTTTGACATCACGGCCCTACCGGAGATGCAACAAGACTTCGAGAAAATGGTTAACCAACTAAGGATGGCCGACTGGTTGACATTTGATGAGAAGAGGAGTGCTATGAATTATGAGGAGAGAGGTGGTGCTTATGAGTATAGCTATGTCAATCAAGGGTTGATACCTTTGGAGCAAGTAATGATGGATTTGAGCGTTAGCAATGACCAAAGTATGAGCAATGACCAAAACGGAGATATGGACAATAGTGATGACCAAATATCCTAAAACACCAAGCGAGAGGACTTGCTTGATAGAGAAGAGGATGATGGATAAGGTGAGGGAGGGTTATCGTAAACGACTTGAAAATGAATGGGAAGCAAAGGCGAGAATATTGGAGGAAAGTGGAGAGACTAAGGGCGCAATTGGATAGCAAATACTTCAATGCGACTAAAGACTCAATACTCAAACAATTTAAACGCTTTGCTAAAGATATTGAGCTTTATGGTGTGGATGTGGCAAGGACAAGGTTAGGACTTGACTTGTGGGAGAAAGAATTAATTAAGGTCTTTGAGGATTTATATAAGGAAGCAACCATCCTTTTTGGCAATGCCACTTATAGGATGTTAAAGATAGAGGCTAACCGTAAAGGTGAGACTTTTGGCTTTAATAGGGAGTGGACAAAAGAGATACTTACTTTCCTTATGCAACAAGGCTTTGTTTTGGTTTCGGACATAACTAAAACAACTAAGGACAAGCTTTTGGCTATTGTGAGTAAGGCTATTGAGGATGGATTGGGTGTGGATGAGATAGTCAAGCAAATACTTAGCGATGACCAATTGGCATATGCAGCCTTTAGGGCGAGGAGGATAGTTAGGACTGAGGTGATGAGGGCGAGTAATATGGCCGCAATGATGGGGGCTCAAGCTCACAATTTTGAGGTGGACAAAATATGGATTAGCGCTAAGGACAATAGGACAAGGAGGATACCAAAGGATGAGTTCGACCATTGGGAGATGGATGGTGTGGTAGTTCCTTACAAAGAGCCTTTTACTTCAACTGGCAAAAAGGGTGAGCCCGTAGTAGCCATGCAACCTGGGGATTTGAGCGCACCTCCTGGGTTTACTATCAATTGTCGTTGTACGGTTGGATTTATACCCAAGAGGGATGGCAATGGAAACCTTATTTTTAAACCTAAGCTAAATGTAGCTACAATAGATTAATTATGCCAGTAGAAAGTTGCGGAAATGGTCTTTGGAGAATTGGGGATGGTGAGTGTATGTATAGAAGCGAAGAAAGTGCAAATAGGGCTTATAGAGCTTATTTGGCACAAGAGGAGGATGAGGATGAGTACATGGACAAAAAAGAAGAGACTTACAATGATTACCCAGAGGCAGCGACTAACAATGCCAAAAGGGCTTTGAAATATAAAGAGGAGAATGGCAGCAGTTGCGGCACTCCTGTTGGTTGGACAAGAGCAAGGCAACTCGCAAACAGAGAGAAGATAAGTAGAGACACGATAGCGAGGATGGCATCATTTAAAAGGCATCAACAAAATAAGGACGTGCCTTATGATGAGGGATGTGGAGGCATCATGTGGGATGCGTGGGGCGGTGATGCCGGAATAGAATGGGCAATAAGAAAATTAGACCAAATAGATAATAAGAAAAGTATGATATACGTTTACAAAAACCAAAGCCTTGAGGTAAAAGATGTTGATGCCAAACAAGGTATTGTTAGTGGCTATTTTAGTGCTTTTGGCATGGTTGACTCCGATGGGGATATAATGATGCCAGGAGCTTTTAAAAGGTCAATCCAAGATTGGGGGCCGGATGCCAAGGGAAGGATTAAGCATTTGCTTAACCATGACCCATCTAAGCCATTGGGCAAGATAATGGAACTCAAAGAGGACAATTATGGCCTTTTCTATCGTTCACAAGTAGGTAAACATCAATTGGGCCAAGACTTTGTAAAGATGGTTGAGAGTGGCCTAATTAGTGAACATTCCATTGGCTTTAGGACTTTGCGTGAGCAAAAAAACGATAGCGCCAATGAGATACATGAGGTTATGTTGTTCGAAGGTTCATCCTTGACCGCTTGGGGTGCTAATGAGCATACACCAATGTTGGGTATCAAGTCAATAAAAAATATTGATGAGATTAAAGAACAAATTCGTAATTTCGAGAAGTTCATCCGTAATAGCGATGTTACAGATGAGACAATAGAACTTTGCCTTATTAAAGTAAGGCAATTGGCACAAGCCGTTGAGCAAATGAGTAGCACGAAGGCCACCGTTGAGGAGCCCAAGCAGCAAAAAGGAGAGGAAAGGGTTGATGTGTCATCACTCATATCAATAATTAATAAAATCTAACAAAATGGAAAATTTGAAGCAATTTGAAGATGCCTTGGCATCTAAGTTGGCCGAGCAAAAGGCCGAGGTTGTAGCTGCTACCGAGAAAGCCGCTAAAGCATTTGAATCTCGCGTTGAGCAAATCAACGAAGAGATGGTTAAGGCAAACAAGACCGCTGCTGAAGCTGTTGCCGAAGTTAAAGAAGCTAAAGCTGCCTTTGGTAAGCTCCAAGCTAAAGAAGAGAAGAAGGTTGCCGTTTCTTACGCTGACCACATCAACAACATCAAGAGCGAAATTGGTGCTGCTATCGAAAAGGGTTGGAACGACATTAAGTCTGCCGCTCGTGGTAACGGTAAAGGTTTCTCTTACGAGATGGATTTGAAGGCCGTAGGTACTATGACCATTTCTAACAACCTTACTGGTTCTGTTTACACCTCTTATGTTGACAACCCAGCTCTCCGTAGCTTTGTTAACCCTCACCTGAGAAGTGTGTTCAACATCATCCCCGTATCAACTGGTTCTGTATCTTTCCCTCGTGGCAACAGCCCCGTTGGTGAAGGTTCTTTCGGTAAGCAAACTGAAGGTTCTGCAAAGCCTCAAGTTGATTACGATGTAACCGTAGTAAACACCGCGTTGTCTTTCATCGCTGGTTACGCTAAAGTATCTCGTCAGATGATTGATGACCTTCCTTTCTTGCAAGCTTATTTGCAGCAGTCTTTGATCGAAGACTTCCAAAAGGCTGAAGATACATATTACCTCAACGCCATCGCCGCTTCTGCTACCGCAGGTTCTTCTTCTGGTGCTAACACCGCTGAGAAGTTCATTGATTATGTAGCTCAATTGGGCGCGTTGAACTGGACTCCAAATCTTTCCTTGACCACACACGCTGGTTGGGCTGGTTTGTTGAAAACCAAGCCATCCGATTACTCTATCCCTGGTGGCATGGTTATCGACCAGAATGGTAACGTTCGTATCGTAGGCGTTCCCGTTATCCCTCATAGCTTGGTTACTGCTTCCAAGATTTATGTGATGGATACCACTAAGTTTGCTATCGCACAACAAAGTGGTCTCGCGGTTCGTTCTACCGAGTTCGACCAAGATGACTTTATCAAAAACCTCATTACCTTCCGTTGCGAGGCTCGTTGCGAACTCCTCCAGTTCCAACCAACTGCCGCTGTTTACGGAGCTATCTAATCGGGTTTGATTGTTATGGTTCTAAATGGGGGCGGCCAGGTGGTCGCTCCCTATTTTTGTTTTTATGAATGCAGTTATTATAGGAGCTATGGATGGGGTATCATTTGATGATATATTTGATACCTTAAATAATTACAAAAAAGTATTATTTGTTGAACCTGTACCGCATTATTTTAATTTATTAAAATTAAATGCACATAGATTAAATACTGAAGTTTGTTTTGAAAATTCACCAATAAGCGACAAACATGAAAATATTGAATTAGCATATTTAGATATAAATTCATTAAATAATTACGAATATTTTTATAAGGGTTGCAGTAGTGTTATAGAAAACGGCGAACCAATAAATAAATATTTAAAAAAAGTTGATAATAAAGACTTAGTAATACTTTCTTGTAAAAGTTTGACATTTAATGATTTATGCGAAAAATGGGATATTAAAGAGATTGAATATCTACAAATAGATTGTGAAGGATATGACCAAAGAATTGTAAATAGCATAGATTTAGAAAAGTATAATATAAAAAAATTGAAATTCGAAACACACTATTTAGATAGTGATTTCATAAGTATATTTTCCAATAAGTGGCCTAATTATAAATATGAATTGATTGAAGCAGATATAATATACTATAAACTATGAACTTTCTATTAAGCGTACATCTTTATCCACCTAAGCATCTTTGCGGAGCTGAAACCATGATACATGGGATAGCAAAACATTTGATTAGCAAAGGCCATAATGTGCGAGTTTTATTGCATCAAGCAAATCATTATAAAATAAGTAATAATTACACTTTTGACGGGGTGGATGTGTTCCCTCCTAATACTAATGTAATAGATGGGTTGATGAGGTGGTGCGATGGGGTATTTACCCATTTGGATTACACAAGATGGACAATACACACGGCAAAAATGTATAAAAAGCCTGTTTTTCATCTTATACATAATAGCCATCCATACCCAGAGATTATAATGGCCGAGAAGCCACAACACATTATTTATAATTCTTTTTGGTTAAAAGACTTACTTAATTATAATTTTAGTAACTTTATATTGCCTCCACCTACCGACTATCGTTATTTTGACTTGGGCATAGACCCTATCAAAAATGAGTACATTACTTTGATTAACTTGAACAAGAACAAAGGTGGGGAGATATTTGAGCAAATAGCGAAAGCGATGGCAAATAAGAAGTTCTTAGGTGTCATTGGCTCTTATGATGAGCAAATCATACCTAAGTTGCCAAATGTGAGGATAGTTGAGAAAAGTGTGAACATTAAGGATTATTATGCTATCACTCGGATACTTGTTATGCCAAGTGAGTATGAGAGTTGGGGCATAACGGCAACAGAGGCTATGAGTAGTGGTATTCCGGTGATATGCACCGAGACACCTGGCCTTTTGGAGAACTGCGGTAAAGCTGCTATTTATGTCAAAAAACGAGATGATATTAAAGCTTGGGTTAAAGCGATTAGCGACTTGGATGATGAAAAGAAATATAGAGAGTTTAGTCGAAAAGCAAAAGAGAGAGCAAAGGAACACGACCCAAGAAAAAAACTCGATGAGCTTGAGCCATGGATTAGAGAAAAGGTTTATCAATACAAATAGCGATGATTTATATAAATAGCGTTAGTGTTCTATCGGATTCGGTTGTAGAGCCAGTAAGTAGGACGGATGTAAAGAATTGGTTGAGGATTGACTATACGAGCGATGATAGCCTCATTGATAGCCTTATCAACGCGGCAAGGGTACATATTGAGAAACTAACGGGGAGGAGCTTGGTTAATAAGAAACTAAGGGCTAATATTGAGCTTAGTGGATATGTGCCAAATGTTTGGATTATAGACCTACCTTATAGTCCTATGATTTGTGTAGATGAGGTAAAAATAAAGGAAGGTATTAACGATTATGATACTTTGACCGTTAACGATGACTATGAGGTTATAGGTGGCAAACTTTGGATGTACAATAGGGGTATTTTTAGCGTTACATACCAAGCAGGATATGGAACAATCCCTCAAGACCTAAAAAACGATATTTTGACACTTGTATCTTGGATGTATGAGAATAGGGGTAAAAAGATGAATGCCGATCCGAAACAATCGGTTCAACAATATCCAATGTGGGAAGGACTTAACTATCACCAATATAAACAAGTGGTTATTTAGTGGCTACCGGAATAAAATTAGAGATTAGTGACAAGAACTTCCGTGATGTTCTCAATAGCTTCAAAGATGAGGTTAGTAAGAGAACTGCCATGATTGACCAAGAGATAGCAGCTCATGGTGAGTTGATGGCTACGAGTGCGAAGCAATTGGCACCATTTGACACGGGAAGGCTAAGAGGGTCAATCTCTCTTAAAAAGGAGGGATTTATGAGGTATCAATTGGTGGCTCAAACCGACTACGCCGCTTATATGGAATTCGGTACCGGAAGGTATGCCGCGAGTTATGTACCTACATTGGATGAGGAGTGGCAAAAGATAGCGGCACAATTTAAAAGAGGGCCAGGTAGTAATGTGCCTCCTTTTGGCTATATGAATAGGAGCGTAAAAGCTTATTTACCATCTTTGATTAAGGCTATTAACAAAGTGTTAAAAAATAATTGATGAGGGATAGCAGTAACAATGTGAGGACTATTTATGTGACTGCCTTGAATGGTAATTTAACCTATAATGGCAAGGATGTGCCAGTGTATGGACAAACTCCTTTTAGGACTACCCCTCAAAACTATGTGGTTATTTCGGCTATTAGTGAGACTGCGGCAAATACTAACCATAACTTTGGCAATGAGGTAGAGGTAGTAATTGACATTTTTAGTGAGCAATACCGCATTTATGACAATGCGGTGGTGGACAACATAGCGGGGCAAATCCTCAATATTTTGATACCCGATCCAGGAGTCAATGGTTTTAGTGATAGCTACTTTGAGGTTTTCCCAATGGCAAGGATAAGCTCAAGCTATTTACCCCTCCAAAATGGAGATAATTTTGTAGCGAGAAAGTTAATAACAATTAGTAATTTAGTAAACGAAAAATAAAACAAAAATGGGACAAATTCAAGGTTCATTGCAGAATGTAGAGATAGATGTAGCTGGTGGCTCATCTTACAAAAATCTCGTTTGTCTGCGCACATCATCCGTCAATACAACTATTGACTCCACCACCGAGCAAACCAACTGCGGAGCTTTGACTTCCGTAGGTGAGCCAACAATGAGTATAGATTTTGATGCACTTTGCGAAGTTTCACCAAGTGTATCTCAAGTATCTTACGAGGACTTGTTGAGCGCAATGGTTAACAAGACTTTGGTAAATGTAAGGGTACAAAATCCAGCAGTAACAGGAGCAAGTGTTGGTGCTGCTTATTACCACCAATTTAGTGGTTATATTACCGACCTTACTTTGAATCAATCAACTACCGAGTTCATCAACTTCTCTGGAAGCATCGCCTCTTCCGGCACTCTTGACATAACCGCTTAATAATGAATTACTGCACTATTACTATTAAAGACCAAAAGATTGGACTTAAATTCGGCATGGCATCATTTAGGTATCTAAGTGATGGCAAATTGGTGGAAGGCAAGAGCTTTGTGAATAATGAGTTAAATGAGGTTGGAATAGCTCACATCCTTTATAGCGGATATTATAATAATTGTCTCGTAAAGGATGTTGAGCCTACCTTGACATTTGAGAACTTTGTTGAGCATATTGAAGGAATTTTAATGAGCAAAGGTGACTTAGAAGAGGTCACCAATGCCATTAAAGTTTGGGCCGATAATGACTTTATAAAGCAAACTCAAGTACAAGAGGATACAAAAAAAAAGACCTCTCGTGGGAGCAAGTCGAAGCGTTTGGATTAGGTGAGTTGGGATTGAAGCCTAATGAGTTTTACTCTTTGAGTCCAAGGCATTTTAGCCTTATGTCTAAAGGTTATGAGGACAAGAAAGTGGATGGATATAGACAAACAAGGCTATTGATGTTCACGATGGTTAGGCTTATGGGTGACCCTAAGAGTGCACCAAAGACACCGGAGGCATTGTGGGAGTTACCTGGTGATGAAGTAAAAAATGGCATGAGTGAGGAGGAGATGAGGGAAATATTTAAAAGGTTAGCAAAATGAGTGGATACGTTTTCGATTTAGGGATGAATATAGAAAACTTCACTAAGTCAATTAGTGAGGTTGAAGATGAACTCAAACGGTTAAAAGATTCACTCAAAACCGCTACAGGACAAGGCATTGTTGAGACTAACGTACAAATTAAGCAACTAGAAAAAAGCTTAGTTGATTTAAAAAAGGTTGGTTTAGACAAACTACCAGGAGGTATTACTAATGCCTCCAATGCTCTAAATTCTCTTAGCCAAGTAACAAGGGATTTGCCTTTTGGATTCGTTGCGATACAGAACAACTTGCCACTTGTTGTAGATTCTTTTGGGCAATTGACAAGACAAGCGGGAGGCTTAGGCCCAGCGTTAAAAAGTATCGGAGCATCGTTGATCGGCCCAGCTGGTTTGTCTTTTGCTTTTGGTGCTATCATTGCCGGAGTTACTGCGCTCATACAAAAGTATGGTTCTCTTAGTGAAGCATTAACTCAAATATTAGGTGGAACAAAAAAGATAACTGCTGAACAAAAGTTATTTAACGAAGAGACGGCAAAGGCTACTGGTAATGTTGCAGCAGAAGAGGCAAAAGTTAAAATTTTAACTAAAACATTAATTGATAATGACAAGCCCCAAAAAGATAGATTGGCGGCTTATAGTGAATTAAAGAAAATTGCTCCAGAAGTAGTAGCTGGTATAAGAGAAGAAAATATTGGTACTCAAATATCAAATGAGTTAATAGACTCAAATGCTAAGAAAAGAATTGAATTAATTAAACTTAAAATAAGAGAGACTGGTATTAATGCTGTACTTGCTAAAAACTCACAAGATATTGCAGTTGAGCAAGACAAATTGAATCAATTAATTGATGAGAGAAGGTTATTATTAGAAAAGCAAAAAAAGGGTGATAAATATGTTGACCCAGAAACTGGTAAAGTATTTGATGTATTATCGGCAGTAATTAGAGAAAATGAATTAAGATTAGTTGCACAAAGAGTAGCTGTTGAAAATTTATATAAAATAAATGGTAACTTTTTAACTCAACTTGACCCTATTGTTAATGGAATTGCAAAGATTAATGAGGAGACAAGAATTAGGATTGAAAATTTAAAGAAAGAAGACCAAGCTTTAAAAGATAGTGCAAAAGATGGCCAACAAAAATATAAAGAAGGTTGGCAAGGTATTATATCAGAACTAAAAGAATTTGAGGCGTTCCAAAAAGCTAATGCTGCCGCAAATCAAAGAGCTGCTGCAATAAATGCTCAAATAAGCCAAGCAAAAGCATTAAAAGCAAGGACTGAAGCACAAAAGAAAGCAAACGAAGAGACTAAAAAGGCTGAGGATGCTGCTTTAGCTTTGGCAATTGCAGAAGGTGAAGCATCATATCAAGCTCCTAACTTTTTAGAAGGTTTTAAGAATTTAGGTCCAAAACTAATACAAGAAACAAATGCAGCGGCAGGGCTTGAATTGTTTAAAAATACATTTACAAATCCTTTGAGTGATTTGTTTACTACTTTTTTAGATACTGGTAAGTTAGCTTTTAAAGAATTTGGTAAAGCAATACTTCAAACAATTAACCAAGTTGTTGCAAGAATTATAGCTACTGGTATTGTTAATTTACTTGGTTCAATATTATTCCCAGGAGCACCAGGTGCAACTAAAGGTGTTGGTGGAGCATTTAAAGCAGCTTTTGGAAGCATATTAGGTATCAACTTTGGTGGTGGTATTGCCGCACCATCGTTCGCTGGTGTTGGTGGTGGCTCATTGGGTATGAGTGGGCAAGTGAACCTTGTTTTGAGAGGTCAAGATTTGGTAGGGTCATTGAATAGGACAAACACACTAATTAATCGCGTTGGCTAATGGCATTCCAAGAAAAGTATAGGATTGACTTTAAGAGTTTGGATGGTTATGATTGTCGTGTTGGCTTTTGGTATGATGGATATACCGGAAGCGTTAACTCCATTCGCGGTGGTGCAAGGCCATTTGTATTAAAAGAGTTTAATACCGATGAGGACTTGTTCAAGCCCATTAGACCACAATTAGCCGAGATTGAGATATTAGCAAGTGCGAGTGGTGTAAGTATAGATAACTTTTTGGCCGATAATGATACAGATATTTATGTCACTTTTGCTTATAATAATACAAGTATAGGATATTGGAGGGGTTACCTTTTACAAGATGAGTTCCAAGAAGTTTGGCAAGATACTAACCATACTATCATGCTAAGAGCGATGGAAGGTCTTGGATATATGAAAAACTTTCCTATATCTAATGGTGGTAGTGAGATAACGGCAAAAACGACACCTCTTGACTTTCTTCAATATGCCACAAGCACGGCGGCTCAAGGATGGACAAAGTTTACCATTTTTAACAACTTGTTCCATGATGCGATGACAGATAGCCTCACCTATACGAGTCTTGATCAATGCAAACTTGACCCAAAGACTTTCCAAATAGAGTCCACGCAATATGAGGATAGTTATAAGGTTACCGAAGAGATAAATAGAGCATTCAATCAAACTTTGTTCATGTATAATGACACATGGCATATTTTGAGATTGGAGGAGCTTTATGTGCCTAAGACGGACAATTTAAGAGGTTTTACATCTAATCTTGGTACAAGGACTGCCGTACAAAAGAGATTTGATGTTAGTGTAGGTGTAAATGAGGAGGTTAAGCCCATTAGTCCTGATATGTTGCGTTATATTAAGAGAAGGACTAAAATAGATAATGTTCTCTTTAATTATGAGCAAATAAGTGAGTTGTTGGTCAATGGTACTTTTAGTAGGGGTTCATTGCTCACAACTACCGGAACTCTAAAGCAATACAATGTTGATAGTTGGGATTTCAAATACACTTTGGCTGGGCCATCGGATACACCCGATTATGTGACGGGGACAACCGTGCCAAGTGGTAGTGTTACAAGAAATGAAATATACACAAGCACCTCCTATGGTTATATGACCGATAACTATGTGAGGATGCCTGGTGCCGATGGTAGCAATTATAACTACTATTTAAGGAGTCAATCCATTGGTGTATTTGCTGGGGAGAAATTAAATATATCTATTGACTATCGTTTTGAAAAGGCTTTTGCCGATGATGGCAACATGAACCAAATGGTTGTTATGTTGACCGGAGCGGCTGGTAATTATTGGCTTAAAAACGATGGCTCATGGGTGTCAACAAATGGTACTTTCACGAGTAATTATACTTATTTATTTACCGAGTATAATAACGCTGGTAATCCCGATGAACAAGACTGGATTACCGTAAGTGTAGAAAGTACGGACATCCCCGATAATGGAACTATTAAGATAGCCATTATATCCGATTACCATACCTACCCAACAACGGGCCAAAATGAGGCATGGTTCAAAGCCTTAAAATTTGAGATTATTGAGTCTTTCAATGGCCAAAGTACCCAACCATTACAAGGTGTTAAGTCTATTTTTACCAAAAGCGCAAATATTAAGGTAAATAGTGATAATGAGATTTACTTGCAAGATGGCTTCTCTAAGAACTACAAAGGGACTATATACCAAAGTGATGGCACTACTATTACCGATGCCGATTGGTATAGGTATAGGTATTCTGCCGAGACTTTTAGCTTTAGAAGGCAGAACTTAACCGCATATTGGGAGAACAATAGATTTAACCGAAATAAAATAGATGCCACCTTTTATGGGCTTACTTTCAATGGTGGCGATAGAATTGGGTTGATCAACACAGTCATTTTTGAGGATGATGACCCCAACAAGATTTATGCCATTTTGAATATGAAGGAGATTGACTTTGCGGCGGGTATTTGGACGGCCACTCTTTTGGAGGTTTGGGATGATGACAAGGATGGTGGAGGGTTGGTAGCCAAGTCTTTAGAGCTTGATGCCACTACCGGAACTTACAATAATCCCACATATATTCCTTGGACAAGTGTGAGCCTTGCGGATTTCACTTTGACGGGTGGAAATTTGATAACTTACACGGGTTCTATTTCATTAAGTGTGCCAATAGTTGTATCTTTAGCAGGTAATATCAATACGACTACTACGACTCCCGTTACTACTACTTTTAGGGTATTGCAAAACGGAACGGCGATAAAAACACAGAATTATCCTGTTACGGTAAACCCACAAGCTTTTACTTTTAATTTGTCACCAAGTGGTAATATTACCATTAACCCTGGCGATACTTTCCAAGTGAGCGTGAGCAATAATATCACTCAATTGAACATAACAAGTGGCCAATTTAATATTGACTACACCGCTCCTGGGTCATTGACATATGATACATATAGCGAACAATTTATATACAATACATAGATGGCAGACGTAGTAAAAGCGGAAGGATTAGTAATAGCGGTCACCAACACAAGTGGTGGGGTCTATCCTTTTGCTTGTGCTAAAGATGCCAATATTACTATCTCAAGGGATGTGATAGAATTAGCACCTAAGACCAATAATGTCTATCGTGAGTATATTAAAGGGCGTCAATCATTTAGCATTAGTGGAAGTGGGTTGGTCAAAATGAGCGAAAGCTATTTGCAACCAATAACATTTTTTGATGATTATATTGATGGGACTGATAGTGAGATAGTAGGATATTTGGACATTATTGATGCCCAAAATAATTATAGAGTCTATCAATTTAACGCTATCATCACCGAGTTGGCTTTGGCATCAACAATTGGCTCTTTGGCTCAATATAATTACTCATTGCAAGGGTCTGGGCCTTTTACCGAGCTTAGTGTGGTTGACACCTACACGGTGACAAGCGGCAAGATTACGGCAAGAAGCACGGCAACACATAAGCTTGTTGCTATTGGATTTGGTGGCAAATGGTACTATAATTATAGCGTTACCGATGAGGGTGGTGGAGTTTTTACTATCACTATTGGCACGGCTTATAATGGAGTGAGTGTGAAGGCGGTTTATATAGCATTATAAAAGAAATAAAATGATACCAGAGTTCAACCTACGACCCATAAAAAAAGGAGATACTTATGTATTTCCATTGTCTTTTTATACCGACCAATGTGAGGAGACGGCTAAGAACGTAAGCACTTATGTTTTTAAATTGATGGCTAAGAATAGCGCCGGAACCACAATTTTCACGTGGAACAATGCCGATTTTGTGCAAGGAGCTACCAATGAAAGGACGGTTACTTTGAGCGCTGTTACTACGGCTACATACACCGTTGGTGAGTTCAACTATGAGTTGCAAGTAACTACCGACACCGGAACCTTTACATGGATGCAAGGATATGTTCAAGTGGTTGACCAAATAACAAGTTAAGAGATGGTTGTCATTAAAGTCAATTATACCACCGATCAGCCTATCATTAAGGTCAACTACGATGAGAGCCCCGTGTACATAAGTACAACGGTTGATGCTACTTATATCTCCGTTGACTATGGTGGCACGGGTGAGATGGGAACGGTTACGAGTGTTGATGCCGTTGGTGGAACGGGTATAAGCGTGACCGGAGGGCCTATCACCGAGTCGGGTACTTTTACTATCACCAATACCGCTCCCGATAGAATAGTAACATTAACAGCAAGTGGTGGTACAGTCATTACCGGAACCTATCCTAATTTTACTATCTACTCCGACGAATCGAGTGGATATGTGCCATATACGGGCGCTACCCAAGACCTAAACATGGGTACTTATGGTGTGGTAGGTGACTTTACGCAATACAACACTACCAATAGTAGCATACCATCGGCAGCAGGGGTGGTATCGTGGGACGATACTAATGGCACTTTGAGGCTATCAATGAAAGGCAACACCTACAATTTGCCTATTGGTGAGAGCTTGGTGTCAAGAGTTGTTAACAAGACCGGAGCCACTCTTAATAGGGTTGACTATAAGGTTGTGAGGGTTGCTGCCGCTCAAGGTCAAAGGTTGGCGGTAGAGTTGGCACAAGGCAACAATGATGCCAATAGCAAAGACACTCTTGGTGTGGTTTGTGAGAACATAAGCAACAACCAAGAGGGGTTTATTGTTAATGTGGGCCAAATTACGGAGATAAATACCACAGGCTCATTGCAAGGTGAGACATGGGCGGATGGTGATTTGATTTATTTGAGTCCGTTCACGGCTGGTAAGATGACCAACATTAAACCGACCGCACCAAACCACACGGTTATCCTTGGATATGTTGAGTATGCGCATAGTCAGCATGGAAAGATATACATTAAGATTGACAATGGTTACGAGATAGGTGAGCTCCATGATGTGTACGCACCTAATCCAACTAATGGTCAAGGCCTCTTTTGGAACGCTACTAACTCAAGGTATCAATTGTCAAGTGTGAGTGGGGTTATAGGATATACTCCGGTGCCGGAGAGCCGTACTTTTACCATCAATGGTGTGGTGTACGACATGAGCGCTAATAGGACATGGGAAATAGGAGATTACGGGACATTTTAAAAATAAGAAATGGCTTATAAATTACAATTGAAAAGAGGTCTTTTAGCATCATTGCCTAATGGTAGTGTTGGTGAGCCTCTTTTCACTACAGATACATTTGACCTCTATGTTGGCAAGGGTGATGGGAGCAATATTAAGTTGCAGAAGTTCATCGCCTCCGGATCCTCTTCGCAGTTTCTTAAGGGTGATGGCTCTCTTGATAGCACTACCTATCAAGGAGTCTTGTCGGGTAGTGGTATCGTTAAGAGCACTGGAGGAACTATCTCATACCTCACCGACAATAGCTCCAATTGGGATGCGGCTTATAATGATAAGATTAATAGTGCGAGTGTAAGTGGAACCACAACAAAAACATTAACGCTCACCCAACAAGATGGTGGGACTATCACGGCGAGTTGGAGCGACTACGATACGGCTCCCGTGACAAGTGTTTTTGGTAGGACTGGTGATGTGATAGCCGTAAGTGGTGATTACACGACATCTTTGGTTACTGAAGGAACAAACCTTTATTTCACCGATGCAAGAGCAAGGGCCGCCATTACTTTGACAACTACGGGGTCAAGTGGATCGGCCACCTATGTCGGAGGCACTCTTAATGTCCCTACCTACACTTTGAGCGGGTTGGGTGGTGTGCCTACGAGCCGAAGCCTAACCATCAATGGCACATCTTACGACTTATCAGCCGATAGGTCATGGAGCGTGGGTACGGTAACAAGTGTGGATTTAAGCGTTCCAACTGGGTTCGCTATTAGTGGCAACCCCATCACCTCAAGTGGGACATTGGCTCTTGCCTTTGCGAGTGGCTACTCTTTGCCAACAAATGCCTCCCAAACCAATTGGGATGCTGCCTATAATGACAAAATAAATAGTGCGAGTGTAACGGGTACGACAACCAAGACACTTACCCTTAACCAACAAGATGGTGGCACGATCACGGCTTCTTGGACGGATGACAACACCGATGCCGTAACGAGTGTGTTCGGTAGGACGGGTGCGGTTGTGGCAGCGAGTGGGGACTACACCACTACGCAAGTAACGGAGGGGACGAACCTCTACTACACAGAGGCGAGGGTTAGTGCCAATACCGATGTGGCAGCGAACACCGCAGCGAGGCATAATGCAGTTACTTTGGGGACGGCTAATGGTCTTAGCCTAAGCACTCAACAATTGAGCCTTGCTTTGGCAAGTGGTTCAACAACTGGTGCTTTGAGCAGCACCGATTGGACTACTTTTAATTCCAAACAAGCTGCCCTCAATGGAACGGGTTTTGTTAAGATTAGCGGAACGACAATAAGCTATGATAATAGCACATATTACTTGGCATCTAATCCAAGCAGTTACATTGCTAAAACCGACTTGTCGGCTATCACTCCTTTAAGTTATGACAACGTAACGGGAGTGTTTCAAATGAGCCAAGCCAACTCTACTACAAGCGGTTACATTACATCAACCGATTGGAACACATTCAACAACAAGCAGTCAGCCTTAACCAACCCAGTAACGGGAACGGGAACGACAAACTACTTGCCTAAGTTTACGGGGAGTACAACGATAGGAAATAGTTCTGTACAAACAGATTCAAACGGAAATATAGGAATTAATACAGCCCCAGTTTCTTATGGTTCTACATATACAACATTAACCTTAAACAATGCATCAACTGGGTCATATTCCATATTTCAATATGGGGGAATAACTTATGGACAAATAGGTGTAGAAAATTCTATTTTTAATATACAAGCCGCAAATTCAGCACCAATTGTATTTAATGTAAGTAGTGCAGAACGTATGCGACTAACGACCACAGGACTTGGTATTGGTACGACATCGCCTTCGGTTAAACTTGATGTGGTTGGTGCAGGTATGTTTAGCTCTACATTAACAGTTAAGTCATTTTTATACTTAGGAGAATCTTTAGTTGAAAATGGAGTAATAAATTCTCCAGAAGGTATTTTTATTAATGCAGATTCCGATGCAAGTGGTGGCTCTAATGATATAGTTTTTGGTAAAGGTAGAACAAGTACAAGTGGTGGAACTACCTTAATGACTTTAAAAAATAACGGCAACCTCGGCTTGGGTACAAGCAGTCCAACATCTTACTCTGGATTTACTACATTTAATATAAACAATGCCACAAATGGTGGTGTTATTGATTTACTAAATAATGGTACAAGAGTAGGTACATTTTTTAATACAGCATCTGATGTTAATTTAGGAAGCATAACGAGTGTTCCATTAATTTTTTATACTGCGAATACAGAGAAAATGCGACTCACATCTGGTGGAAGCCTTGGTATTGGTACGACATCTCCTGCAAGATTGTTGGATGTGAATGGAACGGGTAGGTTCTCAAATGATTTAACAGTTGCCAATTCATATAGATTATTCTTAAACGGAAGTACGGGTCAAGATTGGGCATTAAGAACAAACTCATCAACTGCCAATTTTGAGATAGTTGATTGGTCATCTACTGTTGCAAGAGTTATTATGACACCAAGCGGCAACCTCGGCTTGGGTGTTACTCCGAGTGCGTCAAGTTGGACATCTTTTGAGTTGCTTGGTGGAAATGTAATAACATCATATCCAAGTGCAACAATACCTGCTTTATACTCTGCATCAAATGCTTATTACAATAGCGGTTGGATATATAAAAATTCAGCAAATGCATTGTTATATGCAATAAACGCAAATAGCGGTCAACATCAATGGTTCACCGCACCCTCAGGCACAGCAGGAAACGCTATATCGTTCACCCAAGCAATGACGTTGGATGCGAGTGGGAGGTTGGGGATTGGGACTACATCTCCAAATGTTTATGGTGTTACATCAGCAAGAACATCTGATTCGGTATATTACCAAGCACAATCAGGAAGTGTAGTAGCATATTATGGAGCGGCAACAGCTTATGGAACGGCAGTAGCAGGTACTTTCTCAAATCATGCCTTTGGCTTTTATACCAATTCATCTGAGAGGATGATTATTTCCACAGGTGGTAATGTCGGCATCGGAACGAGCAGCCCACAATCTTATACAAATTACCGCATCTTACATTTGGCAGCACCTACCACAACAGGAGGTGGTTTATTATACTTAACAAATTCTGACAATAGTGTTAGAGGTTTAGCAATGGCAGAAGGTAATTTATCTGCTATTGTATTCGGCTCACAATCTAATCACTCTGTACAATTTTGGAGTAACGATACCGAGAGAATGCGTATCACAAGTGGGGGGAACTTGCTTGTGGGAGGTACGACAAGTAATGGATGGAAAACTGAAATAACTGGTAAAGTAAAATCATCAGGAAATACTTGTATTAACGGAACGATATCAATAGCTTCTGGAGTTACATCAACAATTTATAGCATACCAACAACAGAGGCAGCAAGTGGCATTTATCATATTTTTGTGGGAGTTTTAGCAGGTGCTCAAATTTATACGGCAAGTGGAACAGTAACAGCAAGTGCATGGAATAGTGAAGCTGTTTTCTCATCAATATATGATGGTTCAAATGTTACTTTATCGCTTTCTGGTATGAACATACAAATAAAAAATGATGGATTCGCAACTCTTACATGGAATTACACAATTCATTTTATACCATTAACAAACGCTTAAAAACAAATAAATATGATACAATTCAAATGGGTTATTAGCAGCATGGATGAATACCCAACATCCGAAGGTTTAAGTGATGTGGTTTTTAATGTGCATTGGAGGAGACAAGCAAATGAGGTAGA